GCCCTGCTACGAGGCCGATAACTCCGTTTTTGCCCGCATGTATACTCTTGGATTGATAACTGGGGTGGAGCGTGGTGCTTTCAGAAATGAAGCTCTCGATTCCATCTTCAATTTCTTTGTAATGCCAACCATGACGATGGTTTGGTCATTAGTCTTAGGTAAATGCGTGGATTTTTTCCCAAGGAGGACGGTTGCACTTATAACACGGTGCGCAATTTTTGGTCTTATAGTGTCGGGCGTGAGAGTGAGTTTCTGGCATTTCAATCGATTTCGAAAGAATGTCGCAGCCAGAAAATTCATCGCCGACTATGATACCAATGCTCTAGAAGTTGGTGATCCTAGACTTGAAAGTTATGTAGTTGGTGCGCCTGGTTTTTCACAGGCTTCTGTAGCACCTTTTTCAATTCATAACTGGATGGGCTTGGACGACCTTAGGAGGCAAATGTCACCAGACATAAATTGGCATAGTGCGCTTACAGCTTTTGTAGCGTACGGTATTGCCAAGATTCAACCATGTCTGGTTAAGCTCTCCCTCTCGAACGAATTACCCGTGCCCTTGAATTCCTTTGTCAACAGGGACGTCGATATGACTTTATCGGCGGTTAATGACCCTGACAGTCTCATTATGTTGTCGTTGGTATCTCGTGGACGCATGGAAGCTGTAGGGCTTTCAGAGCAAAACGAGGACGCTGTCGATTATGAACAACATTTGGAAGATATAATGGAAGAAGCCGATGATTATGATGGCATGGTGATTGCTCGACAAATCGCCCGCGACCATGCACAATCGGTACATGATGAAGCAACCCTGCCTGAGTTGCCAGTGTCAACACGCCGCATGCCCCGTAGTTTTTACAGGGGAATGCCTGAGCGTGCTAACTGGTTGCAGATTAAGGGGTTTGCTTGTGCGACGGAGTGCCATAATAAGTTTGGCCCGCGCGACATGACCGATGATAATCTACTGGTTTCGCGGAAATGGCTTTATGATTTTATAAAGTCAGAGTACCCACAATTGAAGGGCCCGTCGTTTTCCATTGTTATGGAAATCGCATTGCCTATGTCCTTCTTGCCCAATCAAGTCCACTTTGAAATGCGTGACCTCATGACGACAGGGGCCTATGCATCTCGGATGCGGGGAGCGCCTACTTGGCAGTTCTGGAACCGTGCGCCAGCACGGAACAGGGCTCGCCATTAGGGGTGCCCAGTTGTTGTACCTGGGGTGAGTAGCGTTAGCGCTGCTCCCACTCACCCCCGTTTGAAGGTACAAAAGCAATTGGGAGCATCAAAAACTAGAGAGATTGTTCGTGTATCCGGGATAACTCCTCCTGTAAATCTCCTAGTGTTCAATTCAGATATAGATACCTTAGAGCGGGCGGTTAAAGAACGCGTTTTCTTTGTACAGAAAGAAGGCACCTTTGAGTCACCACCGCGCCCTATACCAGGCCATTTCGAGGAATGCATGCGAGATACTCTGCGCGTTTTTCATAAATTGCTTCCCTCTCGTTCGCCTTTGACTAGGTCTGAATTTGTTCAGACTTTCAGGGGACGTAAGAGGAAAGTATATGAGAAAGCATATGAATCATTGTTGAGGAACAGTGTTTCTATTGAGGACTCGCATGTGAAAGTGTTTGTTAAACGTGAAAAGACTGATCATACACGTAAACTTGATCCAGTACCTAGGGTGATATCACCAAGATCACCAAGGTATAATGTAGAGTTAGGGCGATATCTGCGCCCATTAGAGGAGAATATATTTAAATGTATAGGTGAACTGTTTGGACATAGAACTGTAATTAAGGGCATGAATTCTAAAGATTCTGCCAAATGTTTGTATGCTAAATGGTCCGACTTCAAACGACCAGTAGCTGTGGGGTTAGATGCTAGCCGGTTCGATCAACATGTTTCTGTGGATGCCCTCAAATTTGAACATAATGTTTATTTGAGGTGTTTTCCAGCATTGAGACATAAGAAAGATCTGGCTAAACTCTTATCCTGGCAGCTCAAAAATAAGTGTAGTGGGTTTACGTGCAATGGTAAACTGAGGTACACTATCCATGGTGGTAGAATGAGTGGAGATATGAATACCAGCCTCGGCAATTGTCTCCTTATGTGTTTAATGGTTTACGCATATGCGAAATCATTAGGCGTTAAGGTACAATTGGCCAATAACGGGGATGATTGTGTTGTTTTCATGGAGCAACACAACCTCCCTAGATTTATGGCTGGTTTAGATTCATTTTTCATTGCATTAGGGTTCAACATGGCAGTTGAACAACCCTGTTTGTGTTTTGAGGAGATAGAATTTTGTCAAACTAAGCCCGTTTTCGTAGGTCCTAACAATGATGATTACATCATGGTTAGGCATCCGAAGTGGGCTATTGCCAAAGATACCGTCTCTATCGACCAATGGACAAATGAGAAAATGTTCAAAGGTTGGTTGCATGCAGTAGGTACCGGCGGCCTGTCTATGACAGGTCGTGTGCCCATATTCCAAGAGTTTTATACCATGTATTTAAAATCCGGCGTATTGTATAATAAAGTGGGTTTGGTGCAGAGTTGGGGAGTACGTTCCCTTGCTCGTGATATGGACCGAGGTTATGGCGGTATTTCGGCCGCTACGAGAGCCAGTTTTTATTGGGCTTTCGACGTAACCCCCGATGAGCAGCTAGCAGTTGAAAGATATTATAAAGAATCTACAATTGTGACACCGCTCCGGAAACGGGGAGTGCGTTACCAACGTCAATTGCCGCTTTAGCCGTAAGGCAAGACCGAAAAGTCTATAAACTATCGTGGGGCGGACTTCCTTTTATGGTAGCACTGCCCCTATTGGGTCCTGGGTGTTAAATTGACCAAAATCAGCAGCGCTGTGCTAACAAGAAAGCCAAGAGACTGCACGGACCAGCCCCCTGTGGGGGCGCCCAGGATGTACAGTCCCGGTTCATACTACGGCATCCAATACAAGTATGAGAAAGAATGTTATGAGAAAGGGTAAGGCCGCGCCCAGGAAGGCGGCCAGAGTGCGAAAAGGAAATAAGGCCCGGCCAGTCCCGCGCCAAGCGCCGCTTAACTCCATAGGACGTCAGTTGTTGACGGCCCTTGGGGGCGGCATTGGTGGGCTGGCTGGAGGACCTGGTGGTTCCATTGCTGGTCACGGTCTTGGCAATTCTATTGCCACGTGGCTAGGTATGGGAGCGTATAAAGTTGGCTCGAATACTTTGCTCACCAATCCTGTTGCATCTATGCACAGTAGTGGTGAAACGATCAGGGTTAATCACAGGGAATACATAGGTGATGTTATAACCTCGGCTACTCCGGGGGCATTTTCATCTACGTTGTATCCCTTGAATCCTGGATTGTTTGGCAGTTACCCCTGGTTGTCGGGCATTGCTCAGCAATTTCAGGAGTACACCATCAAAGGCATGATTTATGAGTTTGTGTCCACGTCTGGCGATGCAATCGCTAGTTCTAACACTGCTTTGGGTAGTGTTATGATGGCCACTCAGTATCGTGCATCAGCCACACCGTTTGCCAATAAGATCACAATGTTGAATGAGTTTTTTAGTACTGATGGTAAACCATCTACTAATTTTTGTCATCCTATTGAGTGCGATCCTAAGGAGAACCCTTTTAATGTCCAATACATCCGGGGTTCTACACCCGGGGCTGGAGAGGACATTAAGATGTATGACCTCGGTGTTTTTACTATTGCGACGATAGGGTCGCAAGGCACCAGTGTGAACATCGGTGAACTGTGGTGCAGCTATGACATTGAGCTGCGTAAACCACAGGTAGCTGATGTGACCAATCTTTATGGTGAGACTGCCCATTATTACAACGGAGGTGCTTCTACCGCTGCTAATTTAGGCACGATCTATACGAAGAGGTTTGATTCGATTGGATTAGCGATCACTCCATCAACGATCACTTTCCCTACTGGATCATTAGGGTCGTATTATGTTACTTATTGGTATCCCTTTTCTACTGCCATTACACCAAGTGCTCCAACTGTGGTGAATGGCTCTATCCCGCCTGATTGGGCGGGTGGCACGAACACGACTGAGTATAACACTGTGGCAGCGGGAGTTAACGTAGGATTTACGAGTTATCTGGTTCAAATCGTTAACCCTGAGGTTGCCTGCGTAATTACCCAAACTGGCATTGTGATAGCGCCAGCGGGGACAGTTTTTATTGACCTGGTGGTGACTCAAGTCGCATTTGGATTTGCTTAAACGTTCGAGTCCGGAAAGACTATAAACTAGCTCACGGTTGAAGTCCGGAGGGATACACATCATAAACTGGCGTCATTGACCAGATCCTCGTGTAGATAGCGGTAGTGGAATGATCGCATTATAAAATGCCACACCTTGTGCATCAGAATGACGGATGTACCGATATACCTTAAGGCGTTTTCGTGAAATATCGCCAAAGGCGTGTAGGGCAACACAGTTAAATTGCCAAGACGGAAGGCGTTTATTTGTTTGAGTGGAGACCAAACAGAAATAACGCTCGTCAGGACCGCTTCCACGTAGTGCGGGATAATAAGTAACGTGTGAAAATTCCAGAAAAATTAAAACCCCAAAAATATGAATAACTTAGTAAAAATTTGAAAAACATTATAAAATTTTAAGACAAAAATTTAAAAGTGGAGCTCGACGGGGCTCTATGACGAGAAAATATCTAAAAACAGTATAAAAGCACAAAAATAGTTCAGCAGCGTAATAACCTGCCTTCCTCTCCACCTTATCAGACGGGTGGGATTCAATTACCCAATGATCATAATCTAGTACGCAGCAGCGGAAAGTGGTCGATCAAAGGGGAGTTCCGGACATGGGAACTCGTTTGACATTCAT